TGGAAAAACAACATTGTATCAATACAAAGAAACCTATATACACAATCCAACCACATACGATGAATTGGAAAAGTTTGTTTCCATATACGAACCTACGGAAGTTATTATCATAAGCAATCTCTCCACAGGTGAAATCGAAGATATCATTAGTTTTTCCAATATCAAATCACTTTTAATTCACAAAATTAGTTTGGTATCTGCTACCACCAACACCACCATCAACGAATTTACCAAAAAAGCACGAAATTGTGAAAAACAAGTATATCAAAAGGAGATATTAGAGCGTTTCTATGAAATCGTGGATTTCAGTGTTTTTATGCAAAATTTTTATGATAATTCTATTGCAACACAATCTTTTTGTTTTCTTTTGGATTTTATTTTTCAACACAACCCTTATTTAGTTCATAAAATAAGCGAACCGTCCTTTGAAAATAATTCGGATAGGTTGTTATTGGCAAATCATTCTCTCCGTCAATTAAATATCATCGACAATGATTATCATGGTCCATTTTCATCTGTTGAAAAAGTGTTAAACCACTGTTTAACTCCTATGGGAAAACGCAAATTCTCCTATGATTTGTTAAATCCTTCCAAGAACACCGTGTTTTTACAAGGTGAATACGATATTACAGAGTATTTGTTGGGTTTAGAAAATGTGGTCTCGAGAGAAAACTCTAACGGCTCTATCTCTATTCGTTCAAAACTCGCAAAAATAAAAGATGTTTCAAAATGGAATCGACAATTACATATGAAAAAAATAACACCAAATTCTCTCTATCAATTATACAAAAATATACAAACAACGAGAGAAATATTTGATATTGTCGTGAAAGACAAAATCATTTGCGAATATTTAAACAAACATACAGCGTATAAAAATGTTACAATGGAGTGTGTCGGGTCTTATTGTTCAGAAATACTGGATTTTTTGGATTTCCATTTGGATATCGAATTGTGTAACAATTTAGATCAATATGTTAATTTTGATACCAATTTTATTAAAAAAGGGATCGATTCTAATTTAGACAATGCAATCACTGTAATGTCAGAATCGATGAACAAACTGGAATCAATACGAGTTTTTTTAAATAATTTATTGGAAAAATATGAAAAAAAAACAAAGGCTACTGAATACGTAAAACTACATGAAACAGAAAAAAACAATTATAGTTTATTGGCAACAAAGAGACGTTGTACCATTTTAAAAGAAGCATTAAAAACGGTTGCAGATAAACCAATTATGTTACAATATAATTCGGATCAATGCAAAGAATTTGAATTTGTAATTGTTGATAAGGACAAGGACAAAAAGGACAAAAAAGAAAAGGGAACTACAAACGTGGATTTTTTAACACAAAGTACCGCCAACAACTCTATTGTAAATCCTATCATTAATGAACTATGTAAAAATATTTCTACCATGAAAGTTCAATTCAAAGAAATATTAAATAATGCATATACGTCGTTTATTCATAAATTTGTATCTAGTGGTGAAAACGGTCAGACATACCCATTTAAAATAGATTTTTTAATTCATTTTATAACAAAAATCGATGTATTATATAATAAAGTTTTTATTGTTAATAAATACGGTTATTGCAAACCAGAAATAGATGATAGCGCTGATAAATCATTTGCCAATATAAAAGGTATTCGTCATTGTTTAATAGAACATTTGCAACAAAACGAATTGTATGTTTCCAATGACGTTACTATAGGCATAGACGACACAGATGGTGTAGATGGAATGTTGCTATACGGAACAAACGCAGTAGGTAAAACCAGCTTTATTCGTGCCATTGGAATAGCAATTATTATGGCACAAGCAGGATTGTATGTACCTTGTTCTAAATTTGTCTATAAACCATATCATTCCATTTTTACAAGAATATTAGGTAATGATAATATTTTTAAAGGTCTCTCTACATTTGCTGTAGAAATGTCAGAATTGAGAACGATATTAAAATTAGCAACAAAAAATAGTCTAGTATTAGGCGATGAACTTTGTTCGGGAACAGAAAGTGTTTCAGCAATTAGTATATTTGTGGCAGGTATTCAATATTTAAGCAATATAAAGAGTAGTTTTTTATTTGCAACACACTTACATGAAATTGTAAATTACGAAGAGATCACATCTATGCCTAACGTAGGATTGTTTCACATGTCAGTTGTTTATGATAGAGAGAAGGATGTTCTAATATACGATAGAAAACTTAAACGGGGTCCTGGTACGAGTGTATATGGATTAGAGGTATGTAAATCACTTAATTTACCAAATGATTTTTTAGAAATGGCGAATCAAATTCGTATAAAATATCATCCAAATATGGGAAGTGCTCTTTCTCTCCAACAATCCAACTACAATTCGAATATTTTAGTAAGTATTTGTAAAATGTGTAACAAAAACATGGCAACAGAGACACATCATTTACAACATCAAGTGAATGCAAATCATAACGGTATTATAATTAGTCAAACAGACAACAATACAATGTTTCATAAAAATCATCCGGCGAATTTATTAACTATTTGTGAGAGTTGTCATAAGGGAATTCATAAGGAGAAAAAACAACATGCTAAAAAGAAAACTAGCAATGGGATTATTTTAATAAATATGTAATATGTTATATACCAAGCAAAAATAAACAAATAAAAATTATTTTATTTGTTTATATAAAAATGAAAATGAATAAACAAATCATAAAAAAGTTGAATTCACCCAAAATGTTCTTTATTTTTATATTTTTCGTTATAATTGCATTAATAGTACTTCATTTTGTATTTCAATCGATTCGTGTAATTTTTGATATGGATAAAAAAGCTGACACAAAGATGGATACAGCGAAATTAAGTGCTGATAATACTAATACTACTAATACTACTAATAATAATAAAACTAGTTAAAAAATAACATTTATGAATAAATAATAATTAATATTATATATATGAGTAAAAAAACACATAAATATAATAAAACAAAACGCAAAGGGAATAATAAAACAAAACGTAAAGGTAATACTATTAAAAAAATACACGATTATGCGAATAAAGGAATCAAATTTTTATCCAAAATAAATAATTTAATAGACACCAAAGAGATGGAGTCGGACGATCCTCCATTTATTTGTTTTATATCTTCCATATTATCTCGATTAGCATATAATCGTAATGGTATTTTAGACGATTATCTAACTATTTTTCATGATAATATCATAAATAATGATTTTTTAATTGATATTAAAAACAACAACATAAATGATATATTTAATAACAATGATTTTTTTAAATTATCTAATATAATATCGTCAAAATTATGTATTGAATATGCTAGAAAAATAAATAAACGATTATTAGATGATACACGACCAAAGACATTTCCAATTGGTGTTTCTTCTAAAAATGTTATGTATATTTCTATTACAACATCCAATTATTCAAGTGTCTATATAATTGCTGATAAAATAATGAATGCTATTTGGGTAGTATTTAAAGGTACTGATTCTCCAAAAAATATGTCTATATATAGCAAACCCAGTTCCTTAATTTCTATTAATCTTTGTGAAGGCGAGAGAGATGGAACTATTGGTGGAATTTTTAAAATATTATCCGAGATAATAAATACAATAATGAATTCTATTGGATATTTATCCAATCATTTTTTGACTCCAAAATCAAGTACAAAGATTTTTACATGTGGTCATTCATTAGGAGGTGCTCTAGCTACTATTTTTGCTTATTTATGGATAGGGTTAAAAAATAACAAAAAAAGCCCTTATTATCATAAACATAGTAAAAACAGTGTAGTGAATAAAATATGCTGTATAACCTTCGGTTCGCCAAGAGTGTTAAATGGATTTGCTATTAAAAAATTCAATAAATTTATCGAAAAGGAATATATTTTTTATAGAAGAATTGCAAATGAAGGAGATCCTTTTGTAAATATACCAATAAGTAGTACAGTTTTTGATAGTGGATATTTTCACCCAGACGAATATAATATCAACAACAAACACCTTGTATTTTTCTGTAATCCTATTTTAGAGAAAAAAATATTAAGTGAAAAACAAATACAGTATAATAACTTACATTTATGCAATCATTATAAAAAAACAACCGATATAAAAATACAATTCAATTCCATGAATATTTATGCTCATAGTTTGTATTATTATATTTTATACTACAATTTATTAAATGTAACAAATTATACTGGAGAGATAATGCGTTATGACTATAAAATGAAAAAATATTCTGATTTTTATGGAGGTGATACAATGGGTAGAATTATAATTGCAGGTGGTGAATCTAACACAAGAATTGGGTTTTATGATTTATATGAAGTTGAGGGGCGTAAAATTAATAATGATAATGATATAGATAAAGATAAAAACAATAAAAAAGATTACTATAAAATGGCTATTGATTATACAATACCAAATATTAATATTCAAGATAATTATATGACGAAAAAAGTATTTGATTATTTGTTAAAAAACTTGACAGTTTACAAAGATGACGTTAAAAACAATACAAATACAAATATAAATCCATTAAAAGGAGAAGTAATATTTTTACCTATTAATAAACAATCTGTATTCATTGAAAGCATTAATTGCTATACGTCGCAGTTTTTTAATTATATTGATTAATTTTGATAACTTAAATTATTTTCCATTATATATAATGGAAAATGTAACGAAAAACAACCAATTACTTATATTTATTATGTATTATTCATTGTTTAAAAAAAAGATAACAGACGACGAAAATATAATGAAATTGTTTCCCGAAAATGTTTTTGGAGTTTTTACTACGATTCGACGATTTCATAAATTAAAATCATATCCTATAGATATACATGGTTGTATTGGTTATTGGGATAATAATTTTAATATATTAACTAAAAGAGATTTGTTTAGTAATTTATTAGATGTTTCTTATAAATCTATATGGAGCGATAATCGTAATCAATATTTTACACCAATAGAAACAGATCCATATTCTTTTTTTGAATTGGATTTTATGATAAAGCCACTATATAAAATAGATAAAAAGAGTGGACTCATTAGTGATATAAATAAACTTTTTAACAATAATGATTTTGGAATTATTATTCAATCGTATGATAAAACAATGAAGGCAACTTATTTACCAGGAGTATTTCCTAACATTACATGGAAATCTCTAATTGTTTCTATAAAAAATAAAGCTACTATTGTTTCGGACAATTTTGAAGTATTTGCATATAAAATAAAACAATTAAAGTCACAATTTATCAATATTTTAATAAGTGATTTTTTTATATATACATGCATACATAATTATGTTCGTTTTTTAATAAACAATATGAATATAAATTTAAAATACCCATTTATTTATCTTTGCAAAAATAATAAATTAGAATGGAATGACGATGATGATGTACGAAATATTGCTACATTAAGTGATGTTTTAAAATATATTTCATTATATCCTAACGTTGCTAATAAAACTGAAATAAAAAAAATAGAAAAAAAGGCATCCTTTATATATAATCATTTAGATGATTATAATTCACAGGCATTATCATTTTTAGGAATAATTGTAGAAGAACAAAATCAAGTGAATATAAAAAAAGATTTTTGTGAAAAATTAATGAATGATTTACCTTTCGTAGAAACCGATTTTGCTAGACCAGAAATTATTATAGGATTAAAAAAAGCAAATTGTATATTTAAAAAAAATGATATAATACCATTTCTTACTTATAATTTGAATGATAGTATTTTTAAAATGAATTGGATTATTCAAGCTATAGTAATTTTGAATAAAAAACCTTCTCAATTACTGATAAACATAGTAGAAAAAAAAATAAAAGATACTATTCTATCAAAAAAAAAAAGAATGGAAACAAATTACATAGCGGTTGCATTTGAGTCGTTATGTTTTGCATACTATTCTACTGGTAAATCGTTTTTATTAAATCTATTGTTTGAATTATTTTTTGAATTGGAATTACGTAAAAACTTTTATAATGTCTTTTATTCATTTTTAGATAATAATGCTCGTGTTGATATAACTGGCCATGTTAATAATGGGTTATTATTATTGAAGTAAAACGTACTTCATATTGTATTTAACTCGATTCGTGTCATTTTTGATATGGATAAAAAGAATGATACAAACATGTAACATAACATAACATTATAAAGAACAAGTAAATAGAAATAAAAAACGGCATAAATCGAACAATATTTTGTATCATTTTTCTTTTCAGTTTTTT